TCCATGAATTACCCCCTAGCCGGGGGCGGCCAGAAGAACCTAGTCGATAGGGCCAGAACCGGCCCTAGGGCCGCGCCACAAGCCCGCACAGAGACGAAACAAGCTCGCCCCTAGCCCTATCCCATTTGCTTTGCCCCTATGCTTAAATCGCTTCTTTGGGGCTTGCGCGAAAAAGCCCGCAAGGCATAGGCCAAGCGGGCAAGCGATAGGGCGCGGGCAATAAAAAAGGGGCCTTGCGGCCCCTTCCCTTTATTCGATTGTTCGTAACGTCAAAGCAATTGCATTAAAAGCATTGTCCTATCCGTTAGCGGGCAATGGCCCGCTTCCAGTTTCTGATAGTGTCTATAGCTAAGCCCTAGGGCTTGTGCGGCACGTTCTTGCGTCAAGCCCTTAGCAAGCCGCCATTTTTTCATGTTCATGCTTGGCCCCAATCCCTAAGTTTCAAATATGCGTCTTGCGCAGTGACATAGGCGTCCCGTGCATCCCGATATGCTTGATGCAATGCGGCAAGCTTGGGCGTGCAAACTCCGTCAATTAGATAACGCTTGTCGCCTGCTTGATTGCCATACTCTAGCTCTAGCTCCGCCTGCCATGCTTTATCCGTGGCAAGCATTGCGTGGAAAGCGTTATCGCGTTCAATTGTTCTTTGCTCTAATGTCATTTGCCTAATTCCTTATTCAAAGTTAGCCCATGGCTGCGGGCAGTGGCTGGGCTTGCCAGCTCCTTCCAGCCATTCCCTAGTGTGCTCTATGCTTGCGCCTTTAACATATAACCTTCCGCCAACATACCAGCGAAGTTGCATCCCTTTGCGCGATTGAACATAACGCGCAGAACGCTTGCCGATTGGAGTCAGGTCAAGGTCTGTGTGAATTGTTATGTTCATGCTGCAACCTCCAACTCTTCCAATTGACCCATAATATCGCCAGCCCAAAGTTCAACGGCTGTTGAAAGATAGAAGCAGGCCATGCCAGTCCAGCTTTCGTTTTTATCAGGAGCTGGAATGTCGCCAAGATAGTCAAGGATATAATCAAGAACTTCGTCACCATGTTGCGCCATTTCACGCGCCGCAATGTGATAGGTTACCGCAGGCATATAAGAGCCGCTGGCGCAACCTCCATTGCAGATTGATGCTATGGTCATTGCGCAGATATCTTGTTCAATCCATTCCGGAACCCGAATGTTAAGCAACTCAGCGACAGGGGTTTCACAATTCCAGATTTCGTTAGTGTTCATGTTATTAACCTTTCAATTCATCAATAATAATAGGAAGCATAGGCAAAAACAAAATTGCCAGCCAGATGAGAGATTGCATTGTCATTGCGTTATTACCTCATTTGTTAATGCGCCCCTTTTACAACGTCATTTTGACGCATCAATCCCATATTTTGACATTTATGGCCAAAATGAATGACGCGTCATAGCAACGTGGTCGGGAAAGTTGCGCCCTATACAACCAAATGCCTGCCAATTGGCTGGCAAGCTGTGCCGCCATGGTAGAGGTCGGAGGGGGCAAAGCGCCGCCCACCCCCTCCCGGTTTATGGGCCAAAATTTTGACCCCCTCCCGGTTTATGGAGCAAAAATTAAGGGGGCAGGCCGACTGGCTTACCCCCCTTGGCTATTTCTGGAGCAAAATTTTAGCCCCTTGGCTATTTCTCAAGCAAAATTTTCTGCACGTTCAGCGCCTTTGCGCATTCATTGCTCCAGAATGCCCAATTATAAATTAAGCCGTCTTCGTCTGTACGGTCAAGCCCTTCTTTGGCAGCGTTGTCAAGCAACACCATCAGATCGTTAAGTAAGTTAGTGGCGAACAGGTGCTGTGGGCCTTCCCAGTTTACAAGATTGTCATTCACTGCCTTACTCCTTACAATTTACTCATATACCTGTTCAATATACGAGAAAAGTGCATTGGCAAGGAATATTTTAGCTGATTGCTACCAACGTCATGGAAATTGTAGCGGACCTTGTAGTTCGGGGTCTTGTTGGTGAATATCAGAACAGGCCGAATATCATCGCCAACGCGCTCTGCGATATACTCCTGACCGTCCTCACGCTTCATCAAGAAGAACTGCGCAGGCTTGCCTTCACGCTTCTTTGACGCCCTAGCTGTGGGGATCGTACCAAGGTCCGCCAGCATACGGGAATAAACCGAGCCGGGAATGTTTCCATAAGCATTTTTTGGATAGTCAGACGCCATCAACGTATAGCCACCTTGCAGCCAAGGCCCAAGACGCTTCTCTGAGCGTTTCTTGCGCCGAGGACCACCAAGCACATGAGGCCTGATCACATCATTCTGAGAGCCGCTCTGCGGAAACTCTTCAAAGTACGTCCCAGAGTTAGCCAGCGTCTGCCCAAGGCGCTTGCCTCCAAACTGCCCACGATCCTTTCCATAGGGCAGCGACTTGACCAGCCCCTTCTGAAGCCAAGGCGTAGGATTGTCGAACGAGAGCTTCATTTCCTGTATCTGAGCCGCATGAATATCATGCACCGTTTCGGTCATGGCAGCAACGACAGCCTTTTCGATAAGTTGAGGAGCCTCCAGCATACGCTGGAAGGCCCTGTCAATTTCAGTCGTATCGATCTTTAGCGCAAGCATCAGTCATCCACCGGCTCAAACTCGCCACACCAGTTCCAAGGGGAAACCACAGGCGAATAAAATTTAGGCCGACCAGCCTCATCAGTCGTGGTGAAGGTCGGGGGATAGCGACGGCAATAGCCATGCTGCCCAGAGGGAGCAGCCTTCCAAAAAATACACTCTTCACAGCACTCAGGAATTTCTACTTCTTCAACCATTTTTCACTTCCTTCCGTTGAACGCATTTTACGTCCAAACCCCTTCAATCGTCAATCACCTAAAAAGGCCCTTGGTGTGGATCACCTACTTTCACCTACCCTATAGGGTTTAGGTGAAAATAGGTGATGACTTTCCACACCTTTACCACGCTATGTGGATAACTTTCACCTGATCACCTTAGGTGAAATTAGGTGAAAATAGGTGATGAACTGAAATCCATGTATTATCAACGACTTGATAGCAAATATCACGCTTCCCATGCGCATAGACATCAATTTGCTCAACATCCGGTGCAAAAACCTTGGTGAAATCGATTGTGCCTCGCATATCAGGCGCATTTTGCTCTGCTAGGTGATAGGTGATGTGTTTAGGTGATGTGATTTTGATACAAATCACATGGCAACCCATGCTTTCAATCCATGTCCCGTCATCAATCATATTTGCCTCCTCCTTCATTTTTGACCATCATCCAAATCCCGCTGTGAGGCTCTCCGATGATCCTCCAGCCATGCTCAAACGGTTCGATAATATTAGCGGTCAGCATAGGCAGGATCAGCCCGTCCTTTCTGGATGAGTCCAGCTTGTTACGGATGGTGGTTTCTTTCCAGTCAGCATTGCCCGCGAGAAAGTCTTTGAAGCCCGATCTAGATAGATAGGGATGCCCATCGCGCACCTCCTGTCCAGTCATGTCCCAAGCCCTTCGCATCAGCCTGAGGTTCTCATCATGTTTACTAGGCTTCTTTCTAGGCTGTTCAGCGGCGGCCTCCTTATCCTCGACGGCAACGCATGTCGTAGCTGGTTTACCAAACTTGGTCTGGCCCATCTCAACCGTTTCCAGCTTGAAATAAATTATGTCGCCCTTGGAAGGTAATTCTCTCTGCTTTGTGACCTCGGCAGACCTTATGCCTCCCTTTTCCGAAATCTCGATCTCGGTATCAATATGCGCCCTGATCCCAGACCAGCCGCGAGCGCCTTTGGCAGCATCTTTACCATTGTGGTGAATAATGATCATTGTAGCGCCTGTAGCGAGGCTCACATGCTCAAACCTAGCCATGACAGGCCCCATGTCCTCGCCGCTATTCTCATTGGCCCCAGCGGACATTCTGGCGAGGGTATCGCCTATGACGGCACCGCACTTTTTGCCCCGCTCTCGCTCGATCTCCTTGATGGCCTCGATTACGTCGAACGAGTCGCCCTCATTGGAGTAGAAATTTAACGGTACTGGCACGACAGCCACATTTTCGAGATCAACGCCATAATATGCCTTGATGGCTTGCAGACGAGTTTTGATGCTGCCGGGGGCCTCACAAGCCAGATAGACCACAAGCCCTTCCTCGACCTGCCTGCCGCAGAATGGCTGGCCGGTGGCAATTGATGCCGCCAAGGACAATGCCCAGAAGGTTTTGCCTGAGTTGGAGTCACCATAGATCACTGCGGTCGATCCAGCCACAAGCAGGCCCTCTACCAATTCATCTGGTGGCTCATAATCTTGCCCAAGTTCGTTACCGAAGACGATCTTTAGCTTCTTGACGATCTCTTGGCCGCTAGGTGGCTCAAGCAAGATTTTGAGGTTGCCGCCCTCTGCCACATAGTCATTGGCATCCCCTAGGGACGGCGGCATCACCACCCTTGCTCCATATTTGGCCGACGCCTGATCGGCATATTTCTGGCCGGTCCCAGAGGCATCATTGTCAGCCACAATCACAATGTCCTGCGAAGCCCCATATTTCTCTCGGATCGTGCCGGTGACTGGGACAAGGTTCGAAGCTGAATAGGCCACGATGCATGGCCGGTTGGTCACCTCGTTGATCGTTGCGGCAGTGGCGAAACCCTCGGCCACGAAGATCGTGCCAGCCTCATCGAGCGTTCCGACCATCCAGAAGCATCCGCCGGTCTGTCCGCCGGAATGATAAAGTTTGCCCCCTTCGGCATCAATATACTGAAGCGAGGCCAGTTTACCGTCCGGTGTGTAAAGAGGGAGCATCAAGCGACCGTCGCCGGTCATTCTGGCACCGTGCAGGCCGATCCCCTTTCGAGCCAGATATGGATGCTCCGGCGTTGCCAACATGCCATCTGACCATATCTTCTCGACAGTGTCCGAAGCCATGTCACGGGTCCGCTTCAGATCGGCGTCCCTGATGGTCCGAGCCTCGGCCAATCGGCGGGCATTCACCATCTTTTCACTGTCAGTCAGGGTCCGACCTATGTCGGCGCAGAAGGTGACTTCGACCCCAGCCCGCCAGCAGCCAAAGCGGCCAGACGGGATACCGTCCGAAAAGACCACATACCAACCCGGCTTATCGTGACCGGCCTTACCTTTCGTGCCGGAATTAAAGCGATGCAGCTTCCCATCGAACAAAATTTCGTTGGGTGGTGAGAGGCCAGCCGACAGCATGGCATCCCTTAGCTGCGTCTCTGGCGAATCGGGTTTAATCTCTTTTGGGGGCGACCAAGGCCCCCCGAAGACATTCGATAGGTTTCCGCTCATCTACTTGCTCTCTCTATGATCTTGGAAATTGCATCAATTTGCCCGACTAACTTTTTGTCTTTTCTGAGCAAATCATCGATAACTGCGCAGCCATGCATCACTGTCGTATGATCGGTGCGTCCTATGCTGTAAGCAATCCGCTGATACGACAGGTGCTGGCAGTGCCGACGCATCATATAGTAAGCTGCGTGTCTTGCCATACAAAGTTTTTTGGTACGGCTGGGAGATTTCAAATCCTCGACCGATACCGCCATAATTTTGCTCACGGCATTAATCACCAATGGCGCAGACGCACGTTTTGGTTTCCGCTTTTGCGGAGGCTCATACCATGTTGGGAACATTAGCGGTCCCCAGCCAGATAGTCTGACAATGCCTTAATAACCTTGATGGTCGGGTTGACATTCTCGCCACGCCGGATGCGCGAGATGGTTGAGCGCGACACACCCGTCGCCTTCGCCACCACATCCAATCGGCGATCCGCCAGACCCTCTGCAATCTTTTCTAAACTAAGCATTTTTATTCCTTCCCCATATTATCAAATTTAAGCGCATAGCCATAAATCAGCACCAAAAACGCGATTGCCATGGTTTCAAAATGTGGCTCGCCCTTGAAGATTTCCCAAAGGCTGATCAGCAATAGCGTGTGTCCAAGAATGCCCAACAGAGCGATACAAAATCTAAGCATATTATTTCCTTCCTGCTAAAATTCGCTTTTGCGCTTTACAATGGGTATTTTAATCCGTAAAGCAGTTTTTACACACCGACCGGATAGTCCGACTGGTGTGATGCAGGAGAGCCATTATGGCAATTAATTTGAAAAGAACCGGCGGGTTATCCGCCAACGGCGTCAAGCTGCTTGTCTACGGTCAAGCTGGTGCCGGAAAAACTTCGCTGATCCGTACCCTTCCAAAGCCAGTCGTGCTTTCAGCCGAAGGCGGTCTGCTTTCGATCCAAGATGCAGATATCCCGTTCATCGAGATCACCTCGATGGAGGAGTTACAAGAGGCATATATGTGGTGCCGCGACAGCGAAGAGGCGAAGGACTTTGAGACCATTGCGCTCGACTCGATTTCGGAAGTGGCCGAAGTGGTGCTGAACCATGAACTGAAGACCAACAAAGATGGTCGCGCAGCATATGGCGAGTTGAACACGCAGATGACTGGTTTGATTCGCGCTTTCCGTGATTTGCCATCAAAGCATGTTTACTTCAGCGCAAAGCTGGAAAAGTCGCAGGATGAGATGGGCAAGCTTCTCTACAACCCTTCGATGCCGGGTAAGTCATTGACGCAGAGCCTGCCCTATTTCTTCGATGAGGTTCTGGCCCTGCGCGTCGAGCGCGACAGCGAAGGCGTCAACCAACGCGCCATTATGTGCGACACTGACGGCCTGTGGCTGGCTAAGGATCGCTCTGGCAAGCTTGAGCCGTGGGAAGCACCTGATTTGGGTGAGATCATTCGTAAGATTGCCGGTGTATAATGACCACCCTCTACCAAGATTGGCTAGACGCCAAGCGGCGCGAAACAATGGCAGCGGCAGAACGCCGTGAGATTGAGGACCAGATCGTGAAGACCCTCAATTTCAGCACGATCTTCGACGGGTCCAAGACGTATGACGAAGGCCCGTTTAAGGTCAGAATCCAAGGACGTATTGATCGCAAGATCGATGCGGACAAGCTGCAAGAGATTGCAGTCGAGACTGGGTTGAGCGCCCATCTCTCAACCCTTTTCCGGTGGAAGCCGGAAATTAATGCGGCGGCATGGAAGTCCACCGACCGCTCAATAACTGACCCGCTGCTTGGAGCAATAACATCCAAGGATGGTCGCCCATCGTTTCAAATCTCAATTGTGGAGTAAGTAAAATGGCATTTCTCGGACAAACCTATTCGGCAGACGAACTGCCCCAATCAGATCGCTCCTTCGACCTGATCCCCGAAGGCTGGTATAATGCGAAGATCACCAAGGCCGATCTCAAGGATACCAAGAACGGCACCGGCAAGAAGATCGATATTCGGTATGACATCCTTGGGCCGACCCAACAGGGCCGCGTGATCTTTGGTTCGATCAACATCGCCAACCAGAACCCGACCGCAGAAAAGATTGGCCAGCAGCAGCTTGGCGAGCATATGCGGGCAATTGGTCTGGCGCGAGTTGAGGACACCGATCAGTTGATCGGCGGCGAGTTGCAAATCAGGGTCAAAATCAAGCAGCCGTCAGACAGCGACAAGGCCAATGGCTATAACGATTCTCGCAACGAGGTGGCTGGTGTCAAGTCGGCTGGTGGCGCTGCCACCTATAACCCAGCGGCCTTTGCCAATGCACCGGCTCCGCTGGTTGCCGACCGCCCCAAGGCTCCTTGGGAAAAGTAAAAAAATTGCCCCCAGTTTTTACGCTGGGGGCAGTCTGTCTATCTTAAGGAGAGCGGGCCATGAAAATACCCGAACCCGTCCATACTATCGCAAATCTAATAGATCAATACCATTCTGACAAACAGGGCAAGCCGCGTCCGCATCTTGGAGCCAGCCTTCTGGGCCATCACTGCGACCGTTATCTGTGGCTATCATTTCGCTGGGTGGTGACCGAGAAATTCGAAGGTAGGCTTCTTCGCCTGTTCCGTCGCGGTCACAATGAAGAAGATATGATCATTCGCGATCTTCGCGCCATTGGTGTCGATATTCGCTCCAGCCAGCGCCGTGTGGACTTTGGAGCGCATGTGTCGGGCAGTCTGGACGGTGTGATCGAGAAAGGCGTTCCAGAGGCTCCGAAGGCTCGCCATGTGGCTGAGTTCAAGACGCACTCAAAGAAATCTTTCGACGATCTTTGTAAGCACGGTGTCGAAAAGTCGAAGCCGCAGCACTTTATTCAGATGCAAGTGTATATGCACGGGACCGAGATACCCCGCGCCCTCTATTACGCTGTCTGCAAGGACGATGACCGCATCTACACCGAGCGGGTCAATTACGACAAAGAGGTGGCGATCAAATATATCAATCGCGGTCGCTGGGTCGCTCTGACGGATCGGATGCCAGAACCTTGCCCCGGTGCCAGCCCCGACTGGTATCAATGCAAATTCTGCCCAGCCCATCAATTCTGCTGGGAGAGCGCACCGACGCAGAACGTCAATTGCCGCACTTGCGCTCACTCAACGGCGCTAGAGAACAGCACATGGCGGTGTGAGCGCCATGAAGCGGATGACATTCCAGTGGAGTTCCAGCACCAAGGCTGCGACGATCATGTGATCCACCCTGACACGGTGCCTTGGCAAATGCTGACAGCCAATGAGGACAATCATGCCGTTTGGGTGATAGGGGACAGGGAAGTCCTGAATGGCCCCAACGGATACAAAAGCCGTGAAATAATCGCGAATCCTGCGGCCTGTGGCGATCCTGTCGTTGAGGAAGCCAAGAGACTGTTTCCTGATGCGGAGGTGGTAGGGTGATGCAAACCTTGTACAGGCATTTTGATGCAAGCGACAATTTGCTTTATATAGGCGTATCAAGCAGAATTAGTCAGAGGATCAAAGAGCATAGTATGCACTCTTCGTGGTGGCAAAATGTCTCTAAAATCACCCTTGAACATTTTGAAACCAGAAAAGAGGTTCTTGAGGCTGAACGCAACGCGATCATCGCAGAAAAGCCAAAGCACAACATAAAGCATAAAAATGGTAAGATTAAGGATGTAAAGGAAAGCGTTGAATATAGTGATTATAGGGGCCGTCTGCTGACGGCTAGGTTGGTGGAAATCCCGATAATGTTGTCAGTGACAAATTGGTCTATCCAGCTTGGAATCCCAAAAACATATTTGCAATCTGCCATTGAGAAAAACGAACTTGGATATGTTACCATAGGCGCTGGCGGTCCCCAAAAAACACCGAGGCTTTGGTGTACTGGGTGGCAAATTATCGATTGGCTTGAAAATACCAATTTAAAACCCGACGCGGAGATCGTGAGATGAGATACGAAACAGACGCAGACCTAGCCAAGGAAAAGGCCGCAGAGGAAAAGATTTACTCATCTTGGGGCTGGTATTGCATGAAGCTGGGAGAAGCCAAATACCGAGTGGATTGGGGCCTATTTGATGATTTAAAAATGATAGGCTGGGGCGAGTTCAAATTCAGAAACGTCCCAAAAGATCGGTTTCCGACACTGCTTTTGTCCGCTGACAAATGGATGAGGCTACTCGACCTTAGCGAAACGGCTGGTCTCAAATCTTTTATGTTTGTCCAGTGGGCAGATTCGGATTTGCATTGTCTCAGAGTGGGCAGAGAAATCAATCTCATGGTGAAATACACCCACGGCGGAAATTATGCCCGAAATCATTCGGGCGACATCGAACCGGTTGTTCATATTCCAATCAATTTGTTTGAACCTGTTTAGATTTTGAACGGATAAAATAATGCTTAGAGATTACCAAAAACGAGCCATAGGCGAACTCTACGACTGGTTTGGGAAGAACCCCGCAGGTAACCCCTGCGTTGTTCTCCCGACCGGCGCAGGCAAAAGTCATATCGTTGCAGCCCTTTGCAAAGACGCCGTTTCGAACTGGCCTAAAACCCGCATCTTGATGCTGACCCATGTCAAGGAACTGATCGAGCAGAACGCCGCCAAGATGCGCGAGCATTGGCCGAACGCGCCAATGGGCATTTATTCAGCCAGTATCGGAAAGCGCCAGTTGGGCGAGCCGATCACCTTTGCTGGCATCCAGTCGGTGCGGACCAAGGCAAGGCTTCTGGGCCATATCGATCTAATTATTATCGACGAATGCCATCTGGTTAATCACAAGGACGAAGGTGGCTACCGGACCCTGATCAACGATCTGAGGGAGATCAACAAGAACATTCGGGTCGTTGGCCTGACCGCCACCCCGTTCCGGCTGGGCCACGGCAAGATCACCGAGGGCGATGCGCTCTTCCACGATCTGCTGGAACCAGTCTCGATTGAGGAACTGGTTTATAAAGGCTTCCTTTCGAACCTTCGCAGCAAGCTGACCGAAAAGCATTTCGATCTGTCTGGCGTCCATAAGCGTGGTGGCGAGTATATCGAGGGCGAACTGGCCGCAGCGGTCAACACGCTCGAAAATAACGAGGCCGTCGTTCAGGAGGTGATAAGGCTGGCTGGTGATCGCAAGGCATGGCTGTTCTTCTGCTCTGGTGTGGCCCACGCGCAGGCTATGGCGGATACGTTAAACGATCACGGCATCCCTGCTGGCTTTGTTATCGGGTCTACACCCAAGGCAGAGAGGGAGCGGATAATTGCAGATTTCAAGTCTGGGAAGCTACGGGCGCTCACCAACGCCAACGTTCTTACGACCGGCTTCGACTATCCAGACATCGATCTGATCGCCATGCTACGCCCGACGATGAGCGCATCCCTCTACGTTCAGATGGCTGGGCGTGGGATGCGGGTCAAAAGCCACACCGATCATTGCCTAGTACTCGACTTTGCAGGCGTAGTGGCCCAGCACGGCCCCATCACGGCGATCCAAGCCAAATCACCAAGCCAGAAGTCAGATAACTCTGGCGAGGCTCCGGTGAAGGTTTGCGACAATTGCAATGAATTGGTGGCGATCAGCCAGAGAGAATGCCCGTCCTGCGGCTATAACTTTCCTCCGCCAGAGGAGAAGGTCTATAAGCTGCACCAAGACGATATTATGGGGCTTGGCGTCCTTGAGATGCCGGTCAAAAGCTGGCGCTGGAGGAAGCACACCAGCCGCACCAGTGGCAAGGACATGCTCGCAGTATCTTATTACGGTGCCTTGTCCGATCCTGTTGTGACGGAATATTTCCCCATCCTGCACGATGGTTATGCAGGCACGAAGGCCATGAAGGCGATCACTGATATAGCAAAGGAAAGCGGTGTTTCCTTTTCCGGCCTATATGGCTTAGAGGATATGGCTAAGGCTCTGTATGATGGCATCCTACCGAGGCAGATTAAGTTTAAGGTGGACGGCAAATTCCACCGCGTATTAGAAAGGATTTGGGAACATGAGACCGTCGAAGCCGCCTGAATTGATTGAGTGGGAGCAGTGGGTCCGCCCTGCTCCGCCTCAATTCTGCCATAATTGCGATCATTATTCTGGCGATGGATATTGCTATGTCTTCCAAATGATCCCGCCAGCCGACTTTGCCAATTCCAAGGGCGCTTGCCCCAACTGGGAACAAATGCTTCCATTCTAATTTAGAAGTGGTATTATATACGCTTCATAAAAGGGAATTTTGCCATGATTAAAAAGTGTTTTAAATGCTTAGAAATGAAACCGCTCACAGAATTTTATAAGCATAAAATGATGGCCGATGGACATCTAAATAAATGCAAAACTTGCAATAAAAATGATGTTGCAAAGCATAGGTTGGAAAACATTGAAAAAATTAGGCAATATGATCGCGATAGAGGAAGGCGTCCAGAACGAATAAAGGCAGGCGCTGAACGAAGAAAGGCGTGGAGAGCTGAAGATTTACGAAGACAAAAGGTCCACAATGCGGTTTATGCGGCGGTAAAAAGTGGAAAATTATTGCGCCAGCCGTGCTGTAGATGCGGAGAGGAAAAAACCGTTGCTCACCATGAAGACTACGATAGGCCACTAGATATTATGTGGCTTTGCCAGCCATGTCATACGCAACGCCACAAGGAAATAAATGCTGCATGATTACCGACCGCATCCCCACCGAGCATGAAGAGCAGCGCGAACTGGTCCGCTGGTTCCGCAAGAAGTACAAAGGCATCCGCATCTTTGCGATCCCGAACGGTGGGTATCGGACACGATCCACGGCGGCAAAGTTGAAGGCCGAAGGCGTGATGCGCGGCGTCCCTGATCTCTTTATCCCAGCCCATAACCTCTGGATCGAGATGAAGCGGGTCAAGGGCGGGAAGCTATCCCCAGAGCAGCGTGATTGGATTAACTATCTGGAAATGCTGGGAAATACTGTATTCGTCTGCCACGGCGCAGACCATGCCAAGGAAGCTGTTGACAAGTTTTTTTCTAATCTATGAGAATTTTGCTTGACGGAGGGTGTTGGCGGAATTAGGAGTTATCCACATAGCAATAAGGAGAATGAAAATGGAAATGATAGTAGTTTTCAATCAAGGGTACAAGGCAGCGAAGGCTGGTGAACCTCGCATTGCGCCCGAATCAATTCAGTATCCGATCCTTCATTATGTAACAAAGCAAATTACCCATTACGAGAAGGCGCTTCTTGACCGCATGTCCAAGCAGGTCTGGCTCCAAGGTTTTGATAAATATCCCGCTTGATCGTTAATAAGGAGGAAATAGCAATGACCGAAAATGAAATCCTAGCCAAAGCCGCAGTCGTGTTCGCCGAACTTGACGCCATCAACAAGGAAAAGAAGCGCCTCGACGATGAGGTCCGCAAACTCTGCCGCCAGTTCGATACTGCCGGTGGCGTCTGGGGCTTCCAGCCTCATCACCTTCGCCGCGCCTGTGAGGCTCGCGGCATCATGGAGGTAGCAGCATGATCAAGTTCTACGAATGGGAACCGATGTACGACGGCCACAAACCGCCATACTGGGAAAACGAAATGCCTTGGGCGCTGGCTCCTAGCGAGCCTCTGGGCCAGCCAAAGGAGCCGTCTTGGATCAAAGGCACTGGCTATTCCGTGCCGGTCGATGCCGTCAGGGATAAGGTCGATCTTGAGTGGATGCTGTCCGAGTTGCGCCGTTATAGTGCGGAGCAGTTGGCGGTTTATGGGATTGTTTTGGGGGAGATGCCGACATGACCGAAGAAGAACTGAAGCTATGCAACCTTTGCGGATCGCGGCTATTCGATGGAGGGGTGGATTGGTATTGCTCGAATAGGAACTGTGACGGCCCTGCGTGTGAGGAGCCAGTTGCGAACATTATGACTGACCGCACTAACTACTGCACAGGTTGTAAGGAACGGCAGGACCGCATCGAAGCCCTCACTGCCGAGAATGAGGCGCTGAAAAAGTCCGGACGGGCTTTGCTCAACGCAAAACACAAAGAAGCTGCTGAAGCAAAGCTGTGGTTTGAAAAAGGCCAAGCCCTGACCGTCGAGAACGAGCTGTTGCGTAAGGCTTTGGGAGCAGCGCCCCTTATAAGTGCGCAGGAGGGCCTAGCGGCGTTTAAGTCCAGACAGGATGAATGGCTAAGAACCGAATATCGTGCAGCACACCACCCTGAATGCGAAGACGCAACTGGCGCATATCCCGGTAGCTGCACCTGCGCTGCTATCAAGCGGAGGGAAGCCTTGGACAATCTATTCGCCAGTGATGCCGACCTTATAGACGTAGAGACTGAGGCGACACAGGAAGGCGGTTGGAAAGAGGCAGGCCATCCGTGGCTATGGACTTACGATCCGCATTTGAAGGAGGAGCAACCATGACCACAGAAACACCACCCGACGATTGGGTTTTGCTCGAAGCTGCGGAGCTGAGTGACACATGGTGCCGCAGCGTTGAATGGCTACGCGAGTTATATCAGGCTAGTGGCTCGTTCCGCGCCCTTTGCGACATGATCCAGAAATACGAGAAGCAGCCATGACCCTGCGCCAATTCCTCTGGGATAATTTCGGGTTCGACATCTACGAATGGGACGAAGCCGACATAAGATTTTAAGCTACCCACCCCCGATCCTTTCACATCTCGACAACCACGGCGGGATAGAAGGCTAGGCAGCAGAAGTATCAAACGCTTCGGGGAGATGGGGAAACGCAAAAGGGCGTGAATGCCTAGCAACGTGGAAATTATAGGAGAAGGTATGACATCAGATTCTGAAGCAGTTTTAATCAAGGCCCGCGAACTGGCGATTGAGAATATGCGCCCCGGCCTTGTCGTGGAACGTGCGATCCGCAACGGTGCCTATGACAAAGGCACCATGATAACAAAATGGATTCCAGTGGTTCTGGCTAATCGCGAGGAAGTGATTGAGGAGTAAGACGGGGGCAGTGTGCTTCAATGAGAGGCCGCCCCCGTGCGATTAGTTTCCGCTAATCGATTTTGCCTGTTTTTGCAATCAGCAATCAATACCCTCGATCACCATCGCCCAACGGCTGCCATTTAACCAGCCGTGTCCAATTGGCTTTGACATAGCGTTCAGCAAAAGGCTGGCGTAGCTTCAACCGTGAAACCATGCGCTCAATGCTAGGGTGGTAAGTCCCCATACTAGCATCTTCGTTTGTGTAGAGATTAGGATCAATCGGATCAATGTCGCTCCAATAGCCTTTGGCGACATAAGGGCTGTCAGAACGGATCATTGATCGCGCCTGTATCCGATATTCGGACGCCATGTTTTCGCGTTTGTAAAACAGCTTGATCGCGGCGATCTCGATGGCTTGACCAGTCAATTCCCGATCATCTAGGTTAAATGGAATTAGGCGAAGCGTAACAGCCATCATGAATGCCACGCCAGCGGACGCCAGAGCGCCACACAGCGCATCATCAAGCCCAAGGGCATATCCGCCCCAAGCAGCGGCCCAGAGCGCCACAGGAACGCCCCAGAACCAGAAAACATAGCGAGTAAACTCGTACCACTCCTGAAGCAGCACGGCAGCAAAGTATCGTGTGCCGGTATGGATTCGGATTCCGGTCGGCCCGTTCTGGGCAAGGTGCCTATCGTTCTTGATGATCTTTATAAACATCAGCCAAACCTTCCCCGATTAACTTATCGCCCCAAGCCTTCACATCCATCAGCCTGCCTGTGTTGGCGTTGAGGATATCGAAGTCGGCGCGGGATAGTATGACGGCGTCTTCACTGGGTCGGTCACCGCCTTCGGAAGGATCACTTTCGGGGGAGGTGTTGGTTTTGGCTGGACAATGATTTCCCCACCGCATCCGGCGAGCATAAGCGTCAGCAGCGGAAGCAATTTTAAGCCGGTTTGTTTCGTTCTCATCTGTCAACCTCGCTATCTGGTCTTGTTTACTCTGGACGGCCTGATTGAGCGCCAATTGCTCTTTACCGGCGTTCTCAGAAGCGATCTTCATTCCGGCTATGGTGTCGCGGGCGTCACCAAGCTGCTCGTAAAGCCCATCCCAAAAGAGAAAGCCTTCGATGCGGGCGGTTTGAATTAGGGCCAGCCCCAAGAAGAAAACAGCCAAAGCGCCATAGACCTTGGATGTGATCGCGCTAAATGGGTTAAACATCATTTTCCCCCTGATCACTAATCTCAACGCCATCCCGACCAGCCTTGATCGTGCGTTTGTAAAGCAAAGCACCGAAGCCAGTCATGCCGACAATGATCTGCACATGAGCAGCCATAGCCAGCCAGAAAGAAAGTCCGCTATCTTTGCGTACAATATAGACGCCAATCGCCGCAAACACCGTCATAACGATGCTGCCGCCGAGCAGGGCAAGGAATGCCCAAGCCCTGCGGCCATCCGGTGTCAGGATCGGCGGCAGCTTCACTCGGCCATCTCCAGAGCGTGTTTACGAACCTCGGCAACACGGCGAGTCCAGCCCTTACCGAAGCGCCAGAACGTGTCTAGATTGCGCAGGAAGCTCACACGGCGGTCGCACAGCGCATTTATCGTAGCGACAGGTGATTTGATAGCCGAGAGCGTCATTGCCCCTATAACGCCGTCCTGAGCCACGCCCAGCACCGCCTGCAAATGCTTCGATGCTCTCGCCACGCCAGAATTGACCGCATAGTCGAAAACAGCATAGTCCAGACCGCGAGGCAGAAAGTCGCCTTGGACCCGATCCCAGTATTGGAATTTGTAGATCGCCTTGGTTTCATCCTCGGTGATAAACTTAACCGACTGGATCGGACGCGCACGGGTCTGCCGGTAAGCGTCATAGACCTTCTGGGTGACACCCTTGTTGGTAGCACCACCCCTGTCGTGCGGATCGTTTACGAACCCGCCTTCGTGAGCCAGAACCATCTTCAGTGCTTCATCAAAATTCGTATTCATTAATAACCTCCTTTTTGGCGCAGGAATGTCAAAAAGTCTGCACCAGTTTCTACATCCTTAAACGCATGAACGAGCGGCTTATCACCAAAGCGAGGCTCGATCACAGTCACAACGGACTGACCTCGAAGCTGCTCAGTGAACTGCTTCTTCAATGCATAATCATCGCTCATCTTATATCCGCGAGCGCGGATCAAGCAATAATCGCGACCGTTCTCCATCTCACCTTGGGCAACGCCCCAAGTGTGACGGTGGAACGCCGCATAGATGTCAGCCTGCTCATCCATCATCGAGGCACGTTTGAGGCCGTGCATCTCGTTATACATGGAGTGGCCCTTGAAATCGTGCCTCGCCCAGACTGTCGCTTCACCAGATGGAGAGACCAGCTTTAACTTTGCGTCCCAGTCGCGCATCAGAACCTTCTGCGTGTTCATGCGTTCGAAGATGCGAGAGCCATAGTTCCAGACATCGTGGTTGCCGAGTATCCAAAGCAGCCAGTTGATGCCAAGATCGTTCATGAACCAATCGACCAGTTCCCACGCCTCGGAGGAGGTGGCTGATTGCTCTGCGTAAAGCCGTTCTAGGCGACCAACCCAGTTATTGATGCTGTCGCCACCATTGCAGCCGTAAAGGGCTTCGGTCTCGCGGCAGATCGCAGCATGTTCCTCGATCAGGTTGAGGTCACAGAAGGGATCGTCAAGATGGGGATCGCCGAACCAGCAAAGGCCATATGGCCCCTCGACCGGCACCCTGATCGTCTGCCACGCCAAAGCCTTAGCGTGTGCGATCCGAAGCGAGTTGCGCTTCTTCATGGTTTCGAGGCGTTCCTCGAATGGCAGATCAGAGGGAGGTAATTCCTCCGCCTCTGGTTTCGCCGTCATGTTGGGAACGTAGTGATTGAGCCAGTGCTGGAGCGTCGGCCTCGATCTGTTCAGAAGCCTTGCGGTCTGCGTCAGATTATGCCCGCAGGCTTCATAGGCTCTAATGAACTTTAGCAGTTCTTCTTCAGATGGGCCGGGTGGCGGCATTAATCACCTCGTATAATTACGGCTAATCTTTAGGTAGCCGCTCCCCGTTGAATCTGGCTTCGAACCAATCATAAATGCGTAGGCTCATCCAAACTATAGTGAGTAAAGACGCCAATGGTGGCAAGATTTGAGAGAGCGCCCCCGCAGCAACCGCAACAGAAAACCAGTCGGCAATATGCTTCACGTTATCCCCCAGTGCGTGAATTGCTTTGTGGACGCTCATCTCAGCACCTTAAATCCAAGGAAGTTCAGGCCTGATAACAGGCGGGTTCTTCTGGTCCTCGATTTGTTTCATAATGGATGTTTCGTATTTATCAACACCTTCTTGACCAAGTGCATCTTTCACCCAACCAACGACAGTATCTTCGCTCAGAGCATCAAAGGCAATGAACTCAGCTTCAGGATCAAGCGTCAGGCCAGCAGAGCCATAAGCATAGCCGCTGAAGCCATCTTCTTCGTGGGCGAGCGTCCAGTGGGCCGTGAACACGACATTTTCCTGACCTTCATATTCAGGATAGCATTCGAGACTTACGATTTTCCAGTCCATTTTAGTTTCCTTCGAGTTGAGCCACGCGGGCGCGGAGGCTTTGGAGTTCTGCGATCAGATTGGCGATAATTTCCGGCGCGGAGTAATCCATCGCCTGCATTTCCTCGCCGTCCTTCTCGCCAGTAGCGATCTGGGTTTCGGAGACTTCTTGCGCTTCGTGAGCCAGCAAACCAATGAACCGGCTTCCGTCTGCCTTCCAGCTACCCTGCACCGGCTTAAGTGCATCGATATAAGCACCGCTGTTGGCGATGGGGCCGTCGATGTCTTTTAGGCGGTAGTCGGATGAGGTGTTGTAAGAAACGTTTGATCCGTTAGACGTGATAGACCCACGCTGAGTTCCACTTTCGCCAAACCACATGTGGTAATACGCGCCGCCGTTAACAAAGGCATCACTGGCAAAATTATAGCCGCCTGCCGATGGTTGGACTGCCTGAAAGGTATCAGCTCCAGCGGAAATCGCCCTGACGCGGGCAGAATATGGGTTAGTAGTAGTCCCAACCAACAAATTCCCGCTGGCGTCGATGCGGGCGCGTTCTGTGCCAGCCCGTGTTGTGGTGTTTGCCGCAGTGTAAAAAATTACATCTGTTGCAGCATTTAATTCGCCAATATAACCACCGATACGTACACTGTTTTCGCTCGTGGAAGAGGATTGCGTAGCAATCATAGCAAAGCCTTCCGGCTCTGCATCATAAGCATACTGAGTAGACACCAAGGCAGTGTACTTGGTAAAGTTATTCGCTTTGGACCCTATGTAGATGTTGCCCCCAGAGCGATTGCCAGCCGTTGCAACATCGAGAGAAGTGCTAGGCGAAGCCGTACCAATCCCGACATTACCGCCATTAGGCTGAAGAAGGAGATCATAGTTTGTGGCAAGGGTGTCCCAGCGGGTCGCTTGCAGATAAGCATTGCCATTGGTAATTGCGCCAGCCGCAAGGCCATAACCGACCGTACCAAATGCAGCACAATGACCGCCAGCGCCAGCAGCAGGCACCGTGGTTGGGTTGCTATATGTAACCAAAAACTTGCTATTGGCCGAAGTTGTACCGACCATGACGTTACCGGAGGCGTCGAGACGCATGCGTTCAAGCTCACCCCCTCCGTTGGGGGTGGTCTGGAAAGCAATATGTGCGCCACTAGCGTGATACGCGCCAAGGCTCGTTCCTTGGCTAGCAGTACGAATGCTCAACAGCGTCGGGCCGTCTGTACAAGCTATTGTACCGACTACTGATAGCTTGCCGCCGTATCCAGAGGGAGATGTAGTGCCAATTCCAAGATTACCCGCGCTATCAAGGAGCATGGATGGATTATTATCCCCCAAACGCCATTGATGCGAAATCAAATTCCCGCTGGTCTGAGTGATCTCGTAGCCGTTGCTGACGCCTGCGATTGCGCCGATAAGCGTTGTTGAGGCGACCCCAGAGGTGCCTATGAGGTTCATATTACCGCGAATATCTAGTTTTGCCGTGGGCGCAGTAGTGCCGATGCCGAGGTTGCCATTCGTATCCAAAGTGACACGCTCAACGCTGGCGGTTATTAAACCGAGGGCGTGATTGGTTGGAGTACCTATGAATGCGCTGCCAGTCGCCTGCGACTGCATACGAATGGTGCGAGTGCCGTTTGTTGCCTCGATGAGACCGCCATTGGCTCCATTGCTGACCGTAAGGGAGGTATAGCCAGAAAATGCAGACGGCGAAGCAGTCCCAATACCCAAATTACCACTAAAATATCCCTGACCACCCTTGGTAACACTAAAATGCTCAGTGCCATTGGTCTGAAGCGTCACCAGCTTCGAGGCCGAAGCCGACGCGCTATCGGTGACATTCATCTTGATGGCGTTGAACGTAGTCCCGCCAGCGTTCCAAGTATCGGTTAGGTCGTAGATATAGGCCATTGATAACTTCCTTTGCGCCCTTTTAGCATTTTATGGATTAACTGCCAACAGCAGATGCAGTGCCAAGAAAATACATGGTTTTTGTCGGGGTTGATGAAACGCGCCTAGCAAAAAGCTGAACTTCATAATCTGTGCTTGTTGAAAGGCCGGTTTTCAGAGGGCCACAGTTGATGCTTCCATCAAAAGAAAAATAAGCATTAAATTCTCCGTCATAAAAAACGAAGGCATCAGGATCACTGTTAACGGCGCTTGCTGCATCAGCGAAGCTACCTCCAACTGTGCGATACTGCCATTTCATTTCGACATTAGAATCCGGCGTTTCAATTTCTGGAGATGCCGCATCACAAGTAACAGATAGGGCGGCAGAAAATTGAATTTGCCCGCCCGATCCGGTTTTTACGGTCATGAGGTCAGAGACGGCTACAAAACTGGTCCCCGTAATCGAATTGAAAACAGAGTCAGACACAGTAGTACCGCCGCCCGAACCCGTGTTTGGCGGGGCAGCATCATTACGGCTTACGCCTATAATCGCATCAAGCGTCGTGCTGTCCCTTACTGATCGAACCTCAATATAAGCAGTAGCCGCGATTGTAACGCCAGTCGGTATAGTAACTACGCCATCAGAAGATACCGTCACAGTCCCGCCAGTGATCCCAGCTTGGGAAACAATGCTCCATGTGGTCGAACTAGAAACATTTGTACCACCACGGCGACGAACGATACCAATTGTTTTAGGAAGTTGCCCAGCGGATAGAGTCCCAAGATAATCGGCTGCAAAAGCAATCGGAGCAATCTGGTCAAGGCTAGGCACGGCAGTTGATGTCAAATCAACAAGTGCGTTACCCCAAGCACTGCCACTCCAGCGGCGAAGCTCGCCGGTAGATGCCTTAAACCAAAGGTCGCCAACAGCGTCAGCAGTAGGGGCTGTTTCGCTTACGAATGTAGTAACTTTGCTATCGGCTGTCGTTTGGGCTGTGGCAGCATCCGTCAACGCTTGAGAAATACCAGAGTCGCGCACCAATACCCACGCCGAACCAGACCAGCGATAAAGCTTATTGTTATCGTCGGTGTCGATCCAAAGATCGCCAACGGCCTCTGCGGTCGGTGCCGTGGTGTTGACAAAGGTGGTTACCTTACCGTCAGCCGTAGCTTGAGCATCAGAAGCGGCAGCGATAGCCGTCGAGATCGCGTCATCCTGAACCTCGATAAAGGTCGTGCCATTGTGGCGATACAACTTGTTCCCGTCATCAGTGTCGATCCACAGGTCACCCGATGAAGCACCAGAAGGCATTGACGATTGATAAAAGCTTTCAATTTTACCGTCAGCGGACGCCTGAGCATTCGCCGCATCAGTCAGTGCCTGAGCGATTCCAGCGTCACGCGCTAAAACCCATGCGCTGCCTGACCATCTATACAGCTTATTGCTGTCATCAGTGTCGAACCACAAGTCGCCAACGCCCTCTGCTGTCGGCGCGGAAGTCGTGTAGAATGTAGTGACCTTACCGTCAGCAGTGGCTTGCGCCCCAGCGGCATCAGATATTGCTATCCCGATCCCAGCGTCCTGTACAACGACCCAAGCGGAACCGCTCCAACGATATTGCTTGTTACCATCATCCGTATCGAACCAAAGGTCGCCAATACCTTCAGCGGTGGGAGCAGAGGATTGATAGAATGTCTGCACTTTTCCGTCAGCAGTGGCCTGTGCGTCATTTGCCAACGCAGCGGCGGCAGCTATGCCAGCGTCTTGTACCGAAACCCAAGCCGAGCCACTCCAGCGATACAGTTTGTTGCTATCATCTGTGTCAATCCAGAGGTCACCGATGGCTTCAGCAGTCGGCGCGGAGGCACTAGCGAATGTAGTAACCTTTCCATCCGCAGTAGCCTGCGCATCAGAGGCAGCAACAATGGCCGCATTAATGCCATCATCCTGAATCTCTATGAAAGTGATTCCGTTGTGGCGGTAAAGTTTATTGCCATCGTCCGTATCGATCCACAGATCGCCCTCTGTGCCGGTGGTCGGCATAGTGGCCTGATAGAAGCTCTCTATCTTGCCATCAGCCGTGGCCTGAGCCGAAAGGGCCGCATCAAGCGCCTGATCGATACCCAGAATAAACGGAGCATTCAGCGGGTCGTAAATCGTCGGGGCAGTTGGCGTGACCGGAGCCGAGTCCTCACGATCCCAAGCGTAGATCGCAGCATTCTCTTCGACCAGAGCCAAAGGCACCTGACCGTCGAAGCGGATTTCCTGACTGATCACGCGGAACGGCTTATTCGACCAGCCAAGAGCCTCAATGCTGAGACGCACAACGTCGCCAACCTGACAACCAAGCGCCTTTGCGTTGAAGGTGGCGCTGAACATGCCGCGATACTGGTTGCGCTGCAAAATTTGCTTGGCGATCCGCTGCGCTCGCCGACCATCCTCAACATAAGCCAAGTCAATGGTGGTGGCGCGTTCGATGCCGTCCGAAGAGGTGAAGCCAACTTCAGGATAGTCCACCATCTGATAAAGGCTGGTGTAAGACGGATCGACATAGCGGCCACGGGCCACATTATAGTTTTCTGTCAGGCCGCGAGTTTGCTGCCAATCAAACTCGCCAAGCATGTCGGCTTCGTCCAAATCAAGCACATATTCGCCAAGGTCATTCTTCATGACCGTCAGCGTCAACTTGCCGGAATTGTCGCGGAGCGTACCGTTCATGGACATGAGGAAGGTATTAATAATGTCCATGCGGCTGTCGGCGTCTGAAGCCGTGCCTGAAGTGCGATAACGCTTTTGCGTCCCGCCAGTGGCAAGGATCACACTTTCGTCGCAGATATTGGCCGCAGTGATGAAGGAAGCCATGTCCAGCCGGTTCGCCGGTACGCCACAGCCAACAGACAGTTTGCCATTGATCTTCCAACCCAGAAGCCACCAGAGAAGCTGGAGCGCCGGATTGTCGCAATCGTCTGCGTCGGTGTAAACGCCCCAAGTGGTCTGATCGTTAGAGCGATGGCTTCCAGAGCCGCCAGCAACTGTGCTGTCCTTGCGGGGGTCATAGAGGAGCGCACCATTGCCAATGATCGTCACACGGCTAGGCAGGCCATTTACAAGCGGGCTTTCAGCCTTCTTGGTGTTGCCAGTACGCTTGATCCGAATATGCAAATAAGCGCAGCCGGTGAGCCGACGTGATGAACCCCATTTTGCGCCACCATTAATGGCGATGGTATTGCCAGCGGTCCCTTCGGTGCGGGTCGTTACAGTCAGATAGCCGGTATAGGTTGCGGTCACGCCACCAGTGGCAGTCCAAGCCTGCTTTTCTTCGAACCAAATCTCATCAATCGACGCAACTTTATGAGCCGCGACGGCAATAATATAATCAATAAATTCCTGATCGGTGCCGCTGCTTTCGTGGTAGCGAAGGTCCAAGTTCATGGCAGTCGTGCCAAAAACCGACTTGCGCGGCGTAATAGGATCGAGGCTGACGTTTAGGCGGCTTGATTGTGTCCTTGGCGCTTTAGGGCCAAAAAGCTGTTGAGAAGCCCCGCTAAGAACAGTAGTAAACGCTGCAACTCTAAGAGTTGTTGCCAAGGCTGGTCCAATGCCGGGGATAAGTGAAACCCCAACCAAAACTGCGGCAATGGCAATGCTCTTTGCAATCTTACCCACGCTCAACGCTCCAGCACTTATCCCACATTTCGCGGGGAACGCGCTCCAGCCCATCGTCAGAGACGAAATATGCGAAGCCACCCATTACTACACCAACACTCTGATCGAAGAAAGCAAGATCGCCTCTTTGTGCATGGCTAATAGGTATTTCGTCAAACTTGCTGTCGAGGGTGGTTTCAAGATCGCCCTCACCGATCTCCTTCAATGCCTTAATGCTGCCCCGTAGATCGCTGTAGGAGCCTTTGAACTCCTGCATGGGGTCAACACCCGTCATGACCTCAACAGCCCCCGCAGCGAACATGCAGCAGTCATTGACGCCATATTGAAAAGGCTCATCGCGCTTGCTGGCGATATAGTCAGACAAAGCTTCTTCCCAGATCGTTACCCGCATTATTTGCTGTCCTGCATAAGCGTATCCATACCGCCGCCATAAGCACCGCCACGCCAGCCGAAGGATGCGTCTGACAGACCGCTTCCCTGAATGCCGTTAGCTGCGGAGATGGCCGCTTCACCACTGAGATCGCCGGGATCATAAATGTTTTGCATAAGAAGCGTCTTATTCTGAGCACCGGTCAAGCTGATGAGATAGTTCTCAATCGTAAGTGTAACAACCTGACTGTCAGGAGCACCAGATATAGTCACCTCATTCATGTAGCCGGTATAATAAGGAACAATTGACCCTACTTGGTTCTCATTCTCATCAACGCAATAATGCCACAAGCGAGCAATTCTGCCCTGCCACCGTGTCTTATCGCCGATCATGTTGAGGAAGTCAGAAGACCGCATCCGAATTAAATCGCCTTCGCGGTCAGTTACAAAATCGCCATCTCGTTCTTGTAAAAAGTCGAGGTTGACAATCAGCCCGCCAAGTGAAATCGAAACGGTATCAGAGCCAGTTTCATTATGCTGAACAGAGGAAACCTGAATGAGATTGTGGTCGTAGCTTTCGTATGTCCCGTCCAACTCCGAATCGCCAGAACCAGAAACTACTTTATCATAAATCCCGCTGGTGCCGCGAAAAACGTCACCGTCGAAATCAGCATATAGAAGAACACGCCAAGGAACAATCGGCGCTTCCAGTGCAGCCTGAGTCGTCGGATCAAGCATCAGAAGGACTCCCGTAGATTCAGCGAGAGGCTATACACATAGCCTGCCTCGACTGAAAGTGTCGGTTCCTCCACCATATACATCAAGCAAAACGGATTGCGAAACTCAATTACAGCATTGTCACTGGGGGCAACCCTAATCAGCGGCTCGAAGCTAATCGTTGCCTGCCCAGAGCCGTTAGACGTGACATTGGCCGTAAGTTGCAGCAACTGATTATTGATCGTGACAAACTGCCCAGCCTGAAGCACCGTGGTCGATGCAGGCCATCCGTCCGTTGCAAGGCTTCGACCAGTCTGCCCAGCGCCGTTGACAAGTGCAGTCGCACCGGAAGCTGACTGCGCCGTAGGATCGACCGGAATTTGAAAATCATTGGTCCGGCCACGCGCCTGCGCAATGAATGAGCGCCAAGGATTGATAAGGCTGGTGCCAACAATGGGCGGGAGCGTGATCTGGCATTCCCACCAGCCACGGCCAGAGGCGATGGTTTGACGCTTGCCCGTCCAGCTAGACACGTTGGTCTGGCTTGGCATAACAAAGCGCCAAGACATGCTTTGCGGCTTAGGCGTCGAAGGCAAAGTTATAGTAGCCATTATTGCATAACCCCAGCAAGGCGCGGACGGCGCAGGCCTCTAGTTGTACGGGCCTCTGCCGCAGCGATGATTGCAGGCGCAGCCTCAAGGATGCCCTGCTGCACCTGTGCGCGAACAGCCGCAGGATCAGAGGAACCGCGAGCGTCTACAGTGATATTGATGCCGCCTCCAATACCACCTTTCATCTTGTGGTTGGGGATGACCTGACTGCCTTTAGGAAGATTAACCAACTCAGGACCACGTTCACCGACAAGCGCCAAGCCGCCGGGTGCGTTCATGGTTCCGTTTGCGAATTTGGGTAATTTAATTCCAATCGCGGGCATGACTGTATCGGTAAAGAAGCCAACAATCTGCTTGACCACGTATAGCTTCCACAGTTCGTCAATGACGCTATTAATGATGCTTTTCATCCCGTCCTTGAAGGATGCTGCACCGGTTAGCATTCCCTTAAAGGCGTCCGAGACGGCGTTGCCGATGGATTCGAAGGATGATTTTATCTCGGCATTCTTTTTAGTAACCTCGGCCTTATCCATTTCCTCGCGAATACGCTTGTAAAGCATAGCAATATATTCAAGGTTTACGCCAGCCGCGCTACCCTCTTCCGAGAGTATATTCATAATATGAGCAAGCGCCGCCATATCCTCTTGGACAGGGGAAAGGCCAGCATTCATTTTCTCATATTTTTCAAGCATAGCTTCAAGCGGACCAGCGGCTGTCGCCGTGGCCATTTGCCCAAGATCGCTCATTCTTTTCGTCGTTTCGCGATTGTTATCCGCCAAAAATTTATATTCAGCGTTTATCGAGCGAAGTGCAATCAGCCAATCTGGCAAGGATTTATTTGCAAGATTAACCGCCGCGTCATCAAACTTTTTAGCTGCCTGATCTGCTTCCTTAAATTTGCTAAGAAACTCTTCAGCAGGATTTCTGGCTTCTTTATATGCGTCAGTTACAGCGGTTAGCTGAGTTTCAAACTCGGCATAAGTCAGCTTTCCGGCCTCAAATTCTGCGATAATTTTTTCTTGTGCTTGACGCACTTTATCGATTTCTGAAGTCTTTGGCTCTTTTCGCGGCTTCTCTTTGTCTCCCGCTAAAAACTTAGCCAAATTGGCGCGAGCCTCATAAACGGACGCAGTGGTTTCCTTCAAGACGGTGGTTAATTCATCAGCGTCTTTAGTTGCCTTTTTTACGTCTCCAAAGCCAAACAAATCAGCTATCTTTGCGCCCAAAGAAAAGCCGGGGCTTACCCCCCTCAAATTTTCAATCGAGCTTCTTTCGAGCAATGCGGCTTTAACACGAATTTGAGACGCCTTAACGTCGGTAGCCGCCGCTTCCAGATTTGCTAAGGCAGAGTCAACCGCTGCCCTTTTAGCCATTTCAGCATTTTTAGTATTACGACCCAAGGCTTCGTCAAGCTGGGCCTTCGCCTCTAACAGGTTTACTGTAGCCGCTCTATCTGCCTTAAGAGCGTCGGTTAATTTCTTTGAGGCCTCACCAGTTTCAAAAAAACTCATGATAAGGGGCGTTAAGGCCATTGTCCCCAAGGTGATAAGAGCGCCCCAAGGCCCAGCCAAAAATGCGCCAAATGCCCCAGCTTTGCCGCCCATCTCCGACAAAGCAAAACCGATTTGGCCAAGTTGCTGGTTAAATGCTTGGATCGGACTAGCGCCAGTCGAGATCGATGTGGCCAAGTCGTTAAACTGCATCCCAAGCTGTTGAGTGCCCTGACGTTGACGGCGCAACTCTTTAGCTTGCGCATCCGCCAAAGTATTATAACGCTTACCATTACGAATTACGGTCTCGGTAGAAGCGGCAAGCCCACCGTTTGCAGTTTTAAGTGCCTCGACCTCTTGGCGTAATTTATCGACGGAGGCAACGAGTTGCTGCATCTCTCGCTGGCCCTGAACCTGAGCAGCAAATAGATACTCAATTCTTTCTTGTGCCACGCTTTTGCCTTTCCTCGTTCAGCTTAAAATAAGCGAGCCACTCGTTATACTCGTCTATGGAGATTTGTTCAATCTCCGCAATGGTTTTGCCAAGTCGATCCGCCAAGGTGATGAGGTTGTACCTTAGCGGATCGTCTATTAGTTTTTTTCAGCTTCCTCCGCCGAAGTGCCGCTCATCAGAGCAGCCGCCACGGTCGAGATTACCGCCACCTCTTCGCGCATAAGGACTGCCTTGTCCTCAAGCGTGAACAACTTCTCACCCTGTCCGTTTTCTGCCTTCAGAACGATCAGATCGACCATAGCCTCGAATGAGGCTGAACTCAGAAAATTGGGGTGCTTGCGCTGAATGCGATTAAGTTCGCCAGCAAGAAGCGGACCATAATAGACCTTTTCAGGCGAACCCGGCTCACCCCACTCAGGAACCTCGACATGACGTTTATGCGAGGTACGCTCTGAAATACGCTTTGCAATGCTCATATATTTCCTTTCTTAAAATTAGACAGTAGCAGAGGTCAGCGCACCAGTCCCTTGAATAGTGATCGTTGATTCCACCATGCCGTCGAAGCTGGCAGTAACAGTCTTGCCGGTAACAATGGCGTTGCCGGTCAGATAGACATCACCAGCCGTCGTTCCTTCGGGCATAAAGCGAACAGCAACCTCAGAGCCAACCACAAGAGCGCCCTGACCAGTCGTGTCAGCTTCGTCCCAAAATACGTCTACCGAGCCGCTCCAAGCCTTCAGCGTGGTCTTGAAGGTGCGATAGGCATCACCCATCGAGGTGTCTTCTGCGGTGTCGGAAGTTTCCTCAACCGAGTAAGAACGAATTTCGAGAACACTGTTTGACGCGCCAACGCGGACAGTGCCTTCTGAACCAGTGTGAGTAGCCATTCCCTATATCCTCAAGCCAAGGTTGCGAACGTCAAGGCACCGTTGCCCTGAAGCGTGATTGTGGACTCCACCATGCCATCAAAGCTGGCGGTAACGGTTTTACCCGTAACGATTGCCGATCCGGTGTAGTAACGCTCCGAGACGCCAGCAGAGGCACCTTCAGGATAGAAATTTACCGTAACCTCTGAGCCGGGGGCGAGGGCGATCTGACCATTGGTGTCGGTCTCATCCCAGAACACGTCAACGCTGCCAGACCATGCCTTCAGGGTCGTTTTGAACGTGCGATAAGAATCGCCCATAGAAGTATCTTCGGCAGTGTCCGAAGTCTCTTCAACAGAATAAGAGCGGATTTCCGCGATAGCATTGGCACCAACCCGAACGGTGCCTTCCGAACCAGTATGGGTCGCCATTATTCAGACTCCTCTTTCGCCTTAGCCTTTGCCTTGGGTTTCTCTTCGTGCGGCTTCCAACCGATGCTGGCATAATAATCCAGATCGACATGGCAAGCCAGAATTTCGTCGCCGTTGGCGTTATAAACCTTGACCATCTTCATCGCGGCGTCTCCAAATCAGAAATGACACTAACATATTCGACGGCATAAGACAATCGCGCAGACGCAACTGGGTTTTCACCTTCAACGCTTATGTCAACATTGCTTTCGCGCAAGATACAGCTTTTCGCCAAGCCGCCAAGAGTGAAGTCGTTCCCAAGGGCGTCCTCGATCAAAACGCAGGCATCGTCGATGGCGTTTACGATTGTGCCGCTTGATGACTTGATATGGATTTCAATAACCACACCAAGCGAACCCAGAAGCGTCTTGAACCCGATTGTGGCAAGGCTGGTGTCAAGGCGATTGGTGTAAACAACAGCCGCTGGCAATTTACCATCATCCAGAGCGTAGGATCGCATCTTATAGACCCTACCGGAGAAGAACGGCAGAGCGCCAATGACTGTGGCAATATGGTCGCGGATTTGATTATTAATATGAGACATTATACAGACACCTGACTATTGCCTATGGCGGTCATGTAGCGGACATCAAATATCAGCTTGCCTGTGCCTACGGCTTTCTCGCCAGTGGTCTGAACAGCAAAGTCTGAACTGGTCAGAACGCAGCTTTTGGCAAGACCGCCAAAGTCATAGTCTTCGCCAACCACCTGAGCCAGATCGGCTGCAAACTGCTCGATATTCTCGAATATGTTGAGGCTTGAGCCTTTGTTAATAATGTCAACCCGCAACTCAAGGCTATGCTCTAGCTTGCGCTCGCCGATGGTCGCCAGATTGGTAATGTCTGATGTCGTGTAAACGCACAGCGCCGGTAGCTGGCTTTCGTCAAGGGAGTAACGCCGGAACTTGTAAATTGTGCCGGTGCCGAGAATGCTATCCCCGTCCGTCAGTTGATTGCCCGCACGGTCGCGCAAAACAATCCCGAATCTATCATAGATAAATCCGGTTAGAAGTGTGGCAACATAGTCCCTGATTTGCTGCCGCACATGGGCCATGTCATACCTTTTCGAGCAATAGCGTAGAAACGCCGGTCCCGTCTGTTAGCACGACACGCACCTTATAAGCAACGGTGCGGATCACAATGTCATCGCCGTCAGCCGCATTTGGAACATCCACCGTGCGGCAAACAAACTGCGGAGCAGGGATCGTGATGTCCATTAGGTCGGTAGCGTTGCGGCTCGCCTGTGGAGCATCAAATATGCCCTGAACAGTAGAGGCGCTACCACCAGCAGGAGTGTAGGTGGCAGCCTCTGCGAAATCATCTAACTCGAAAAAATCGAGTATGTCAGCGGGTGACTCAACCGGCACGGGGCGGGCGACCGCGCTTGGGCATTACGGGATCACGGTGTTCAACCACCGGAGCCTCTGCAACGCGAACGGCTTCTTCAGTTACAATTGCCAGCTTGCCAGCAGCAACTAGCACAACAGCTTCGTTGGCAGGAAGGCTTACAAGATCACCAGCCTGCAACGGACCCTGAGACGTAACAACGCCGCGAATACATTTATACTGCATAATATTCCCCATAGAAGTCGGGGACCGAGATGACTTCCAAATCCCAGTCCCCAACATTCAATTACACGCCGTCGTTGTTGTAGGCGAAGCTGACCGCATGGCGGACGGCAACGTCAACAGTCTGGAGCGCGACGATACGGACGGTGCCGGTCGTTGATGCGGTATAAGGATCGACGGTGAGATCCAATCCAGCCCACATTCCGATTAGGCAGTCTTGGAAATTCCCGAAGTAAACGTTACCAGCAGTTGCCTGCTGCGAACGAATTACGCGGTAGCCGTTGGCCTGACCATTTTCGATCACGAACATGCCCGAACCAGTGTCTTTCGACTTGGTCTTGAGACCGCCGTAGGTGGCTGCGTCGGTGATGTACGCGAGGTTGCCCATGAGAGCATTGTCTTCGGCAACAGCCGATTCCAGTGCAACCATTTCAGCAAAGGTCGGAACCGCAGCAGCAAAGCTGGTCGGCTTGTTGACACCAACGGTGTTCAGGATACCGGTCGGCTGACCCGACAGGCCCGTACCTTCCAGAGCGCCCTTATCAATGGCAAGTGCCAGAGCCTGCGTCAGGTCATCACGAACCAAGGCTTCAATCGCCGGAGTTGACTGGAGGATCAACTGACGGGTCATGTCAGTGAACGCACCGATGTTCTTCGGCGTGAGGCTGACGGTGCCGAAGGTCGGTTCCGACTCAGAAGCCGCACCACCTTCAGTGCTGATCCAAGCGCCGGTCGAAGCAGCGGTCTTCTTCGGGATAGCCACGTTGCCAACCAGACCGGGGAGCATACGAGCGCCAGCCTGCATGACCGAAGCCTGATTGCGCAGAACGTCGATGAACTCGTTAGCAAGCAGATTGGTTGCAACGATTTCGTTATCGTCCGACGTGTTCAGGTCGCGCTGTTTCCACATGCCAAGAACGTCGGTCGGAACCATGACGCCCTGAGCCGAGCGGCCATAACGCTGTGCAGCAGCTTCCGAGGCTTCAAACTCGAATGCAGCAGCTTCGCGCAGGCGGCGGTCGCCGGGGTTAGCAAGTGCGGCAATCGCACGAACGACCGAGAACTGGCGGACTTCCTTCTTGGAAAGGCCGATGTTGTCGTTTTCGAGCGGCTTGTCGTTGCCAATTACGTCGAGCAGTTCGCCACGGAACTGTTCAATGCTCTTGCCAGCCTTGATGGCGGCATCGCCCAGATCGCGCTTGTTATGGCGAGCAGCGAGCGACAGGATTTCAGATACGTTGCGGGCAGCGTCAGCAGCAGCTTCGGCCCGAACCGCATCCAGATTAACTTCGTCAGTCATTTTGACTTCCTTTTTGATGGATGGTTCAACTTTAGGTTGGGGTTCGAGAGCAGCCGCGCTGCGGCCCACGCCAACTGACGGGTCGGCAGGGATCGAAACGACGGATACCTCAAGGGGCGACCACGAACGAACAAGATATTCATCTTTGCCCGAAGCAGAACGCTCCATTTTGTTGACGCGGTAACCGACCGAGACGTTCGCCCGAATACCATCGACAACATCCTGATAAACTTCCTCCGCGAGTGCCGAACGCCCGAACCGGACTCTGGCCCGTAGCTTTCGATCAGCAGAAAGTTCAACAGATTCGATTACGCCAATTTGCTTCTCCATATCGTGATCGAGAAGAAGTGGCGCACGGCCAGAGGCAAGAAACGCCATATCAATGGCATTGCCCTCATGAACCAGAATTTCCTTGCCGAAGCTGCGCTCAACCGGCAATTCCGAGGAAACGGCAATGTCAACGGTGCGCTTTTTATCGTCGCGGCCTCGGACATCCATGTCAACAGCAGCGCGATGAACGGTAACGGGGTCTGCCCGCTCCTCAATCACCGCCTCTACGTCGATGCTTTCGTTTGTATCTTCAGGCACGTTTACCCCCAAAATTTTAAAATAAAATAACACGGCAGCCCATAGGGGTCAACCGAAACTAAAAGGCCATAGAAATGAGGGCGATTAGCTCCCCATCAGTCGGATCATTCCAGCTTGATTTGGCCTCTACACTTCTCACCCAGCCGCTTGCTTCGGCGGATGTCGCACGAATTTCCGCATTGACTTCGCCAATTGCAAATACCCTGCCAACGCCACTGGTCGAGATGGCGGCGGGAGCATAGGCCTCGCCATCAATCGCGACTTCTTGCTTTTCTTCCTCATCAAAATCCCAGAGGATCGCCGGTCTGAATGGGCGGCGGCGAGGACCAATAACCGAACCAGCCGTGATCGGTGCTGGAGGCGCAATGCTTCCATTCGTGACCGCTGGAGCAAAGAAGCCATTGTTATTGCCAAAGAGGATCGGGTTTATCGTCTGCCCCGCGCCAGTGGCTGTGACAGTCGGCGGGAATATAAACTCGCTATCCGCGAACATTGGCGGAGCAATAATATTAAGATTTCTGGCGGTCGGGCCATAAAAAGTCTGGCCGTTAGTGACCAAGCCAGCCGCAAGGTTTCTGGTTGCCGATATGCTGGCCGCATAGAAAGTCTGGCTGTTGCTGACCAGAGCCGGGGCAAGCGTATTGGATCGGGTCGCGCTAGGAGAATAAAAGGTCTGGCCGTTACTATAAAGGCTCGCCGACAGGCTGTTTAAGCGCGTTACAGTCGGCGCATAAAAAGTCTGGCCGTTGGTAAATAAGCCCGCACTTAGCGCCCGCGTAGCCGTTACAGTGGCCGCGAAGAATGTTTGGGTATTGGTGTAAAATGGTGCCGTCAGCGCCGTGACTTGCGCGATTGTCGGCCCATAAAAAGTCTGACTATTTGTCAGTAAATTCGGGGCAAGCGTTATTGTGCCACGACCAACAGTAGCCGAATAAAAAGTTTGAGTGTTGGTATAGAGGGACGGCGACAAGCCCCCCAAATTTTGATTAGCTACAGAATCATCGTCAAACCAGCCAGCCGGTTGCAGGTCTGGGTCAAACCATGCAACTGGGACTAATTGAGGATCAAAAGTGCCTGCCATTAACTTACGGCTGCGTAAATGCTCGCAGTCGTGCCGGTGATTGCGGCTGCCGTAGTCGGCAAGCTGGTTGTCAGGCCGGTTGTGCTAGTGCCATAGATGATTGGGGCAGAGTTAGCCAACTGACCGCCAGTCCTTGCCGTACCGCCCTTAAGCGTTGCAACCGTGGTCGCGGTCATCATGTAGCCGATATAATACGCACCACTAACAGGAACGCGATAGGGCGTGGTCATGGCAAGCGTCTTGACGGTGTTGGCAGGCCAAGCACTAGTGGTCTGGTTTGCCGACTGTGCGAGCAAGTTGCGGTTAATATCGTAAAGAGCGAAGAAATAGTTCGTCGGCGTGCCTGCCGCAGTCGTTGCGCTTGACAGCGTGATATTCGAAACCAACTGACCAGCCGTCAGATAGATAAGCTGCATTCCCAGCGTGCCGGATGCAGGCGCAGAGGTGTTGACTTCTGGGCAAAGTTCGCGGGGCATGCTTTCCGCAAGCGTGTTTGTGATTCCAAGGTTGGGCTTGGCCGGTGGCTGATAGGTATATTCAGCAAGTGTTCCCGTGCGGTGAACCCAAGCGCCATTTTCGTTAAAGTTGAGGTGCTCATCCGGCAAAAGCGTGCAGTTCACCAGATCGACGTTATTCGTGCCATCGAAGTGCTGAATAGTTACCGTTGTCGCTACGGTGCTGCTGACATTGTGAATATACAGCGCCTTAACGTTACGCTGCGTCGAAGCACCGGGCGATGCCACAACGGTCGTTGTCGTTGCCGTGACAATCGGCGGCGTGTTGGTGCGCCCCGGCGTGACAGTCGTGCCGGAAATATCCACATAGGAAGCATGGACATCGACATCAGCCGCACTGCCAGTGACAATGCGGATAATGTCAGAAGTTGAAGTTAGCAGCAGCATGGCAAGCCTTAAAGTTGGAAAATACCAGATACGTTCCGCATCATACACTATGCTCAAAGCAACGGCAACCCGCACAGTGGTAGTCAGCGGCCCTTATGCCTGCTGGCTGCGATCTTTTCCATAATTCAAGGTTTTCGGGCCTATTATCGTCACGAACGCCGTTTATGTGATGAACGTTTTCATTTTTCTGAAGCGGCCTGCCCAACATTTGCTGCATAACATACCGATGCTCCCACATCCAGCTATTGCTGCTTGTTCCTCTTTTTGTTTTTACGCCTTGTGTGTTTGGCGGCACTTTAACTATTTTGTAACCGCTGCCTCCATCTCGCACCGTCCCGACAGGGCATTTGTGTTGGTAATGGCATGATTTTGAGCAAAACCGACCTAAAGTCTTTTTCTTCCGAACAAAGGTTTTGCCGCAATTCTCACATATAAAAGTTCCGCGTTTGCAAGTTTCTGAGCAATATGTAGCGCGAGGAGTTGACGGTATAAATTGCTGTTCGCACCGCTTGCAATTCTTGCGATAACACAAAGTTGAACAATAATCCGAGCCGCCGTGCGGAAACGTTGCAAACTCAACAAGGCACGTTGGGCAGCTTTTTATTTTAGCACGCTGTCTGTTGCCTGTGTTTTGGATAAACCAAATGGTCCCGTTTTCATCGGTGATACTGCGAGGGAGATTATTTTTCATAGCCCCGTCATATCACAAGAATCACAACGCTTAAAGCTGAAATATTCCAGAGACTGACCAAGTGATTGTAATATCCCCGCCATTTGGCGTGACTGGCAGGCCGGTAACGCCGGTATCGATAAACGCAACAAGGCGCGAGGTGGCTGCTACCGTGGTGTCAATATAGATAACCAAAGCTTCAGCCGAGTTGCCTGTAACCCCGCTATAAGTCACGTTATCGCCGTCAAACAAACCGTTGGTGACGGTTGTGTTCGCGATGGTCTGCGCTGTGCCTACAACGCCAGTAAGCGAAGTCAGAAATTCATGCGCGCCCGAATAAGTGTAAGTGCCGGTATCGACCAAGGCCACCTTGACGGTCAAATCATTAATATCGGTGTTCGCAGCACCATCAAGCAGGGCTTGCTTGTAAAGCGGATAAATTGCGTTGGCCATTACCTGATCCTTATAAGTCCATTGCCGTCACTCGGCATGTTTACAGCAAAGCGTCCATTTCTGCAAACGACATTGCCACCAAAGCTTAGGGCCGCAACGGCCCTATTGTCCTTGCTGGCGTTATAAACCAGCGCCCCAGCCGCTTCAAAGGTGGCCTGCCGCCACTCTGGCTGGTCAAAGTTGATGATCGCCGCATTGCCAGAAAATCCAGAGGCAATGCCAGTCAGGACAATGCCGCCAGCCTCATAACCGCGTCCTTCGACCTCGCCATCAGCCGTATAGGCTTGGGTTTCCCCATCGAGAACGGCAGCTTCGGTATAAAGAGCCATGCGATACTCATCAGACAGGCTATGAACCCCGTCCATCACCTCGGCCTTGTACGACCGGCAAAGCGCAGTCTCAATTGCCATCTTCGTCCTCCGCAATCTCAGCGCCAATCACAACGCCTTCTGCATCCCGAACCAGCTTGATTGACCGCTTTGCCGGTGCCAATTCAGTGTGCTTGACCTGAACCTCAACCGGAGGTGCCTGAATAAAGGTCGGAGCCATCGAACGGACGGGTGCATCGTCCTCATCCTGATCGTCACTGCTATCGCTATCCTCGACATCCATCCCCTTGGCAGCCTTGTTGCCGCCGAATGGGAAGAAGGCCAGTTCAAGACCAAACTGGTCAGCCAATTCCTTGTCGCGTTGCCACTGGCTAAGAGTTTCCTCGATGTCGCGGCCATACTGGGTCGAAACATCCTGCATCGACATGATGCCGTTGTGCATCGCCTCGACAGCGGCGTTGACTTCCTTCTGAGGATCAACCCATTGCCAACCGCGTCCACGGAAATGGCTGGCTGTGAAGAATTTAGGGAAGCGTGACGCTGGGATCGGAATATAGCCGAACTCCATAACGTGCATGAGCCACACCCCATAGGCTTGCAGCACAAAGTGATCCAGCATGAACTGCTGCATCATCTTATAAGCGTCACGCTCCTCCAGCGCCCCCTGTCGGATCGAACTGTAAGAGGTTCCCTCAAGATCGTTAGATAGCGAGGCATAAGAGACGTTCAAGCCAGATGCGATCCCGCGCAGAATGCCCTTCTGGAAATCCGAGAACGCAGTCGCCGGATGGCTAGGATCGAACGGTTTGAAATCAACACCAGCCGGAAGCTGATGGAATGTACCCGGCTCCGCATCAATGATTGGGACGTTATTCTCGTAATCGTCCGCAGGGGCATCCTCGCCACTCTCAGACGTAAAGAAGCCCATCTTCGATGCAGCCATGCGGCTTGCGACCAACTCTGCCTCGCGGTGAGCGTTTAGCATCTTAAGCTGGCTGATCGCCGAGTGCATCCAAGGCTCACCACGGGTCTGACCGGCGCGGATCGGATCATAAACATGAATTATGTTCTTAGCATCGATCCGCGTCGATTCGTTAATGGTGACCGTAGAAAAGTCATAATCGCCGGGGTGGCGCTTCTTAACCCAGTAAGCGATAGGACGCTGATACTGGTCAACCTCGATACCCATGCGAATTTCACGGCCATCCTTCAACCGCTGGTTCTTCTGCTCATCAATCAAATCGGCTTCAATCGGGTGATACGCAACGCCATGAATAAATGCACGATTGCGGACCACCTGAACAAACGCCTCGCCGTCACGCGCCGTAGCCTCGATGACGTACTTCTGTAGATCGACCCAGCTAAGGCGTCCATCTGCGGTACAATTGCCCTTCAGGCCAAACTGCGTCCAAGCATCCTCGATAATCTGGTTACCGATTGTGTCCATCGTGTTGTTGGTATTACGGGCTTTCACCTGTAGCACCATGCCCTTGTCGCCAACCACGTTGGTTTTAAGCAGTGTCAAATAGCGTTTGACATAGACATCGTCCCGCGCCAGCGCCCGCGAACGGTTGCGCATGGTGACAAGATCGGACTTAATTTCGCTATCAGGGCTGCGGCTGGATGCCAAAAAGTCAGCAAAAAGCCGACCAGTGTTCGCCGCGTGGTAAGAACGCTTTGAAACCTTGCCGCTCTTTTCAGGCAAACCAAGTATATCGCGCCACAGACTCATAGGAACCTAACCTTCATCGTGGTTTTAGTGGTCTTGCCAAGAGCAATATCGCTTTCTCTACGCTCGCGGCTAACTTCCTTCCGGTAATAATCGCGCCACTGTAGCAGATCGGCAATCGTCATTTTGGATATTGAGCGACCTTGGATGCTGTACGAAGAAACATCCTTATCAGCACGGCCAACCAGAAGCCCCTCAATCTTGTTGAGCATGATCTCGGCGTGAGTGCGGGGGTCGGCGTTATTTTCATCAAGATCGACAATGGCTTCAAATTCGCCGCGCTCGACAACAATCCGGTTGCCTGAAGCCGTCTCGGTAACCTCAAGCTGCCAATGGTAAAAGCCCGCTCTAAAAGCAGAGGAAGTCGCGCTTGATACCTGAAAAAGATAATATGTAGAACGCTCTGTAGCCGGAAGTTTAATTTCGGAGGCCCCACCCGCCGTAATCCGCGCTACATACTCAGCACTATGGGTCGCAGGCGGGTAACTTTGCGCCAACGAGCTTTTCTTCCACTGGATAAAATCGCCTACGACGATTTTTATCGGCTCGCCTTCGGGAGCATTGCTTTCATCAAAAAGATTTGCCATTACCCCTCAACGCCAGTTATTAGCAAAGCCACCACGTTTCGGTCCCCTTTTCGGCACCAACGGATGCGGCCTAGCATCCTCAACCTTGGCCGGAGTGTCCGACCTTCGTTCGATATTAGCATAGAACCGCTTCACAATGCTATCTATATTAATATTGAGGATATGAAAAGCCGCAATGGCGTAAACACGAACGTCGAGAGCCTCGTTTCGGGTCCGGTTTTTGACCCAAGTTCGCACTGGATAGCCCTTATGATAGCGGATCACCTGTTTCTCCGCAGTCAACTGCTTAAAATATTCATCATCCCGCTTGGCTTGGAAGTGACAGTAGCCACCGCCAGCATCATCTATCCTTAGACGCGCATAATGTAACTCTTTGGCCGTGTCGACGCCAATTGGATAGAGCGGCACTTTGCCAATATTGTTCCGAGACGGACGGCCAACGATAGGCTTACCCTCTCCGCCGACACCCTTGATGGCGTAGACCCTGTGTCCTGCCCTAGTCTTGGCGTAATTGTAAACTGCCCGCGTGTGGTGACCACCAGAGTCAATGCAAGTGGCGCGGATCAGCATAGGCTCTCCGGACGGATGCTCGTAGGTCGCCAAAACTATCTCATCCAGCTTGGCCCAGAGGCTTGGGGTGGACGGATCGCCGTACAGAACGTGATATTCTATCTGCCAGCTTTCCTCACCGGCTCCCCAGCCGACAATCTCGACCTCCAGACGGTCATCCTGAACGTCAACGCCGCAAGTGAGAACCACAACCTCATCAGGAATGCCTTCATAGTCTTCCTTCCTCTGGGCGACAGCATAATCGTCCACGCCCTCGCCCTGATCCTCCCACGTCTCGCCAAAGAAGGTGTTGACGAAGGTTTTGAGCCGCATTGGGTCTTTGCGAGCAGCCAGAAAATCCTCGACCGCGTCCGATAGCACCGTCCAAGGCGAGTAAAGCGAGTTGAGATGGAACCCAGCCACGCCGTTAAAAGGACAATGGGCTACCCATTTCCCTTTCGACACAGCCTTGTGCCGGTCGGAATCGCTCCAGATCGAGCCACATTCGGCGCAGCTATAGTAGGCGGTGTGCGGATTTTCGTCCGTCCACTGGACATTGGCCCACCTCAGTTCCTGTTCGTGACCGCAATCCTTGCAAGGCACCAAGAACTTGCGCTGGTCGCTTTCCTGATATGCCGACTCGATCCGGCTCGCGTTCCGGTTGGTCGGCGTCGAGACTAGGATTACCTTCCTGTTCCAGAAGGTAGCCGCTCGCTTTTTAGCCAGAGATATTGGATCGCCTTCCTCACCAGCCGAAGGGGGATATCGATCAACTTCGTCACACAGAACGACACGGATCGGGCGAGAAGCAAGGGAAGATGGACTGTTAGCGCCAACAAGAGACAGAGCGCCCCCAGCAAATACTTTGTGCAGAGTTGTATTGTTCGCATCTTTGGCCTTCGAATCCTTTACCTTTTCCCTCAGACAGGGAGTTGAGCGAAGCAGGCCCGCAGTGATACGGTCCTTCGAGAATGCCTGCGCCATATCGACGGTAGGCTGCATCATCAGGATCGGCGCAGGATCGTGCGCCATGTGATAGCCAATCGTGTTGAGCAGCATCTCGGACTTGCCAAGCTGCGCACCGCACATGACAACCACCTCTTTAATCAGGGGATCGGAGCAAGCATCCATGATGCCGCGCTGATACTCGGCGCGAGCAGTTACCCAGCGCCCCGGCTCTGCGCTACTTTGAGAGTCCAGCCGCCTTTCTTGGTCGGCCCACTCGGCGACTGACATTCTTGGTGGGGGCGTCAGGCGCTTCATCGCCCGCAATAGGTTCGACAGCAGCGGACCCCGTGTTGACTGGATCAATTGCTGGTTGATAATTGGAGAGTTCAAGCAATGCCTCCCTGATAGCATTTTCCATGTGGTCTTTTACCACAGCGACATCGCTCTCGTTCGCCACAACCGGGGCGACCTTGGTGGGGAGCGACAAAAACTTAGCCTTGCAGGCATGAAGAACCGTTTCCCACGCCTTCACCACATCTTCGGTCAGACATAAGGTGCCGCGTATCTTCGCCAGTTCCAATTCAGCGATCTCGGCCTCGGCATTAATTTTACGGGTGCGGGCTTCGTCGTAAGACGATCCGATAATAATCCCGCCAGTGGTGGGTTTTCTTTCCTGCTTCATAATGGGTTCCGAAATTGCATCAAAATTTTTATTCCCCAATTCTATAAAGTGCCGCCCGCCATATATCTCCGGTGTTTTAATGGCGTATTTGTCCCCGATTTCCCCCAGATACGGTCTTCGTCGGCGGCACTTCCATTAAATGACACCTGCCAGCGTTTTTGTCTAGGCTTTTGTTATTTCGAGCTTTGGTAACAATATTTCACAAATGGGTCTGGAAATTGCTCTCTCTGCAAATTCATCGGGCCATGAATTACCCCCTAGCCGGGGGCGGCCAGAAGAACCTAGTCGATAGGGCCAGAACCGGCCCTAGGGCCGCGCCACAAGCCCGCACAGAGACGAAACAAGCTCGCCCCTAGCCCTATCCCATTT